CTTGAGTCCGGCGGCGGCGAATTCTACGAGTGGTAAGGACGTTGCTGGTACAGTGCTCTACAGCACTCAGATTCGTCCACACCAAATGATTCCGAACGTGCGCCTCGCGCGTCTCATGTCACTCTTTATGAAATGGCGGCTACTTAAGGCGCGTTTCACTTTTAAGAGCGCTTTGCCACCTGGCTCTAACGCTGGCACGATGCTCTTTGTGCATGACCCTGACCCGAATGAAGTCATTCCAACTCAGTATGCTGCGCCGACCGCTGGCACTCTCTCCAACTACGACTCTCACACTGTGAAGTCGCTCGTGCCGATGGCGAAAGCACCGCACGACTTCAAAGGTGAGTTCTCTGACTACCTTAATTTGTCGCCGAACCTTGCAAAAGGACCTTCTGGCGGTTTTTTCATGGTGGACCCTGAGAATCTTGCGACGCCAGTTGAAAATTCGATGGGACAGTTTGCGATCTTCGTGCAAGACGCTCACAACATCCTTGGCGCGAGTGCGTATTTGCCTACACAGGCATACGAGATCGGCTCGCTGTTCTTCGAATATGACATTGAGGTTCAAACTGCTTCTGACAACTCCAACTTGGCAGGCGGCTACTTCTACGCGCAGGGCAATTATAATGTTGGCGATCATTACTCGAATTTCTATCGAGGTGCCAATATCGCCTTTACGCCCACTGCGATGTTGCCGCTCAATGCTGTTAACTTTCCAGGTCTCAGTAACCCTGTCAATGGGATTCAGATGACTGGTCTGTGGAACGGCACTGCTTTTTATCTTGGTTTTCCTGAATCGGGGGTTTATCTAATCACACTACAAATGCCCAACATTGGCGCGGTCTCTGACCTCGGCACTGCTGGCACTGGCTTCGGCGCGATGACGCACGTCGCGGTGGCTGGCTCGCAGGGTTCTGTGCTTCATCAGCACACCACCTACAGCAATTCTACCACTGTGACTGGCGGTTCTGTCGGACCCGCGCTACAAGCGGTTGTTGATTGTGAGGACCCTGAGCTTGACTTTTTCAACACTGGTTACGTTGTCGGCACTGGCGGATCGGCAACTGCCACTGCTTTTAGCTTCATGGAGATGCGCGTGGTCGCACTTCCTCCTGAAGTAACGACGCTTTTCCGCAAACAAATGCGCGCTCAACGCGCTGAAGAGAAAGCTCTTGAGGACACCAAACCCAAACTTGAAGCGATGTTCACAGAATTCCTTCGCAAGTCTGGCATTGATTTGCCTGCACAGACTCTTTTGCATGGCAAAAGTGAACAACGCGGCGATGAACTTCTCTCGCGATCAATTGCGGACTTGGCTGACCTCAGCGAAGTCAAGCAACCTGAGCTACCACCGCACAAGAGCCAGTCTCTTCGAGCAGTTGGTGGCAGCGGTTGGCTCAAAATCAGAGGAGACAGTGGAAGTGAACAATCAGCTGTTCAACTCCCTCAAAGGGTTCCTGACAAGCCGGAAC